CTCATGATATGATGCAGCAACTAAAACAATATGGCATCAATACAGAGATTCTGTCTGTTGCTAAAAAACATTACGATGATATGGCAATGGTAGTTGCAGAAGAAAGATTAACTGGACCACATATTAAATTACTTATAGATGAATTACTTCAGTTAAAAATTATGCGTGATAGAGTTGACCACCCAAGAAAGGGTTCAAAAGACTTGGCGGATGCTGTATGCGGATCAATTTTTAATTCAATAAGTAGAAGTAAGTTTGATACAAATGAAGAAATTAAAATTCATACATACGAGTCTATGAGTTTTGATAATGACTTTAATACTGACGCAGATGGCGAGAAGGAGTATGTTCAAAATATGATTCGTGCACCTAGAATGCCAGAAGACCTAAGAGAATCGATGGAAAGAATGATGATACTATGAGCCTATATCAAGAAAAAGCTAAAGAATGCAAATGTTGCGGTAAACATGTTCCGCTACCAACTGTACTTAAAGAGTATAATGGAACAATGTTATGCCCTACCACATTTGCAAATGTAATTGAATATAAAAGAATATGGAAAGCATCTGGGTCTAGGCCAACGGGCAATATTAGAAAACATTTTTCTGAATATGTACAACAAATAGTTGAAGAAACTATTGACAAAAACGAAGACGGCACGTTACAATAGACACTTGGCAACAGTAGCCAAGTTGGTTAAGGCCCCGAACTCATAATTCGGTTATTCGTAGGTTCAAGTCCTACCTGTTGCACGAGGAAAGGTATAATTTATCCATGAATGAAGATGAGATGGACGAAGACATGAAGCTAGCACATTACCTAGAAATAGGAGCAATTGAGTTAGAGGGCATGGATGAAGATGGAGAGATAATCTTTTCTATAACAGAAAAAGCAAAAGAGTTGGCTCCAGAGTTATGGGAAGCGCATATTGAGCACATAGATGAATCTTTGATTGCTTTGTATGAAATGGATTTAATTGAAGTAGAGTATGATGATAATTTAGAAGCCATAATTAAAATAAAGCCAGAGGGATATAAGATGGCAAAAGAAATGGGCCTTCTAGAGTATGAAAGTAAAGAAACGCCAGACAACTAAGCCTTCGTAGCTCAGAGGATAGAGCACTCGGTTTCTACCCGATTGGCCGCAGGTTCGACTCCTGCCGAGGGCACAGGCGGAACAGTAAATAGACAACTAAAAAGTAATTTGATATAATATTAATGAGTCGCCAATAGGGGCTCACAAATTAAACTTATTCGCTTGAAGGAGGAATAAAATGGTAACAACATATACATGGGATCTTTTTAAAGATCCCCTTTTTATTGGCTTTAATCGTGAGATTGAAAGAATGTCTAGTGTGCACAGTGCTGCATCAAGACAATCGTATCCACCATATGATGTATTAAAGCTAGATGAGGATACATATCTAGTATCGCTTGCAGTGGCAGGATTCACAAAGGAAAACATTACTCTATCAGTAGATAATGGAACCCTTGTTGTATCTGGAGAAATTGTTGAGATAACAGACGCAGAGATTCTACACAAAGGAATTGCTGCTCGTAAATTTACAAGATCATTCGCCCTTGGAGAATATATGGAAGTATCTAGTGCTTCTATAAAGGATGGCATGCTAAATATTAATATTGTCAGGTTAGTTCCAGAAGATAAAAAGCCAAAGATCATCAAGATCAAATAAATAGTATAATATAAATCTGCACCCCTTCATCGGGGAGTCGCAGGCCATTCGGGTCGCTACCCGAAGGATGGACCTGAGCAAGTCCTCAAACTGCTCATTAATATTGGGGAGAATCATGTTTGAGTATTATGTAAAAAAAGTTACTAAAGTTGTAGACGGTGACACGATAGATGTAGAAATTGATCTCGGATTTGATATCTCATTTAGTTCAAGAGTTCGTTTAGCTGGAATAGATACTCCAGAAAGCAGAACAACAGATAAGATGGAAAAAGCACTAGGCCTTGAGGCAAAAGCTTATCTCAAGCATGAGATTGATTCTGCTAAAACTGTTGTAATCAAAACAGAAAAAATGGACTCATCAGAAAAGTATGGAAGAATTTTAGGCTGGGTATTTCTAGATGGCGCATCCGTATCGTTAAATGAAAAGATGATTACAGATGGACATGCTTGGGGATACATGGGAGAAACAAAAGTTAAAGACTTTTCGGTTCTTGCAGAGAAGAGAAAAAAGAGCGGTAAGTAATGCCAGTATACGAATACAAATGCACAGAAGATAATGCTCATCCAACAATGTCAGTTAACAGATCAATTCTAGAAGATGATCCAGGTTATACATGCGTTGAATGTGAGTCTATTATGACAAGACATTTTACTCCGTTTGGAATACAATTTAAGGGCAATGGTTTTTACAAGACAGATAATCCTAAATGATTTGATGCTATAATTAACTAGATAAACAAGGGTTTATTTAGGGGATATAGTTGACTAAGGACAGATTATTTAGAATAACAGCTTCCATAATGCTTGCATTTGGTTGGCTTTTTATGTCCCCCGCCTATAGTGATGATCCCCTAAGCTTAGCAGCTCAAGAAATACAAAACCTTAATGACAGCGTAAGCGACCTTGGATACCAAGATGAATTCATATCTTTAATTCAAGAGGCAGAAGATAAGTATGCCCTTGCAGTATCTGCAAAAGAAACTCAGACTCAAGCCTCTGCTACATACGACAACTCTCTTGTCCTAAAAGCCACGGCAGGGGAACAAGAAGCATCAGCTCAAACAGCAGTAGATGGACAAACAGTAACAGTAGCCACTGCTCTAACTAATAAAAACAATGCCTATGATGCACTTGGCATAGCCAATATTAATTTACAAACAGCCCAGCAAGCATTAAATAGTGCTGGTGGTCCTGGTTTAAGATATGACGTTTATAGTTTAATTAGAGTGGATGGTCAAGCAGCCACAGATCAAATTTTATGTAGTGGCACATGGAATTCAAACTATATGAATTTACCAGTTTGTGGTAATAGATATCAAAATTTTATTGTTAAGTTTACTGGTAAAATAACAGTTCCTTCATGGTTTACATCAACAAAATTTGCAGGATACACAGATGATGGTTTTAGAATGTATGTTAACGGAAACCTTGCTATAAATAATTGGCGGGAACAGGGAACAACTTGGAGTGCATATTCTCCAATATACGATGTAAGTGAAGAAAAAGCATTAAATGTAGAGATATGGTGGTATAACGGAGGAGGGCCTGGATCTTATAACCTTGGGTGGGCAATCCCAGGGGGATGGACTAGTGCAGGTTGCGACTATGCTGGAAATCCAAGAGTATGGGGACAAAACTTTAGTTGTAATTTAAATACATTTTCTTCTGGATCTGGAGTAACACAGGAACAAACCAATGACTACAACAACTCACTTGCTGCAAAGAACGCAGCACAGGATGTATATAATGACAAACTAAATGTTTATAACCAAGCAATTTCAACGCTGAACGTTTATAATCAAACCTTAACTAATAAAGCAACTGAATATAATAATTCAGTTTTGAATGTTGCAACAGCATTACAAAATAAAAATAATACTATTGATGCATATGAGCAATCAATTAATAATCTTAATAGTGCAATTGATAACGCATGGCGTTATTATGATGAACAATCACAAAGAGAACTTAATGCTGCTATTGCTCAAGCGGCAGCCAATGCTGCAGCCAACCAGCCTACCCCAGAGCCTTCTCCAGAGCCTACAGTAGACCCTACAGACCAGCCTACACCTGAGCCTATCCCAGAGGAACCACCAACCCCAGAACCTACCGTAGACCCAATTGTTGACCCTACTCCAGAACCCTCACCAGAACCTGGACCAGAACCAAAGCCAGAAGAGAACCCTTGGACTACACCAGATGTAGAAATTAAAGATGCAGTTCTTGCAGCACTGGTTCCTGAAAAAGGAACTGGAACACAAGAAGACTTGTCTAATGTTATTGCTAACCTTACAAGCAAGGATAATAAATTAGTTAAACTTTCTGCAGAACAAATTACAGCAGTTAGCCAAACACTTAGAGCACTTACACAAGAAGCAAAGGCTGAGGTTGCACAAGACCTTGGAATTAAACCATCAGAGATTGCACAAATTGCTGAGCAGATGAAGTCTAACCCAGCACTTGCGAAAGCATTTGTTGAGTTTAATGAAAGAGTTGCAGAGTCAGCTGCTGGCTCAGCAACGCCATATACCCTGGCTGATGCAGTAACAGAAGTTCAAATGGAGCAATTTTTAGCAGATCCATTAGGCGCAATTGGGGAAATAAACCCAGCAGAATTACTATCTAATTTCTCTGAATTAGGTAGCGACATGACAGATGATCAGAGAGAAAAGGCTCAAGAAGTAATTGTGCCAGTAATTATTGCATCACAAATTGCTGGTGCCGTCATGAGGAGGTTAAAATGAAATTAATAATTAAAGCTATTAAGGGGTTTTTGGGATGGATTAAAGACGCTATCCTAGAAAGCATAAATCAAGTATTTACCATACTAGGATTCTTTATTGCTTGGCTTACTTTGACTGGCACAGCCAGAGATATTGTAGGCTTGGCTACCGTCTTGGCTATGGCAATATGGCTAATAACAATCCCATTAAGAAAAGACAAGGAATGATATAATATGAATATGAAGAAACTAATAGGCACTGTTTTATTGGCAGGAACAATGCTATCATTAACTGGTTGCGGGTATAGCGGATTTTACCGTTACCCATGCCAAGACCCAAAAAATTGGGAATTAGCAGAATGTAATCCTCCAACATGCGAGGCAAGTGGTCTTTGCACTAAAGACTTAATACATAAAAAACTAATAACAATAGACGGTTCATCCGTAGAAGGTGGCACAAATGGCTAGACAACGTTTAACGCCAGCAGATCTTGACGCAAGACTCAAGTTCATGCTTGGAACAATTTTAGGACTTATTTTATTTTTTACTTCAACTGGAATTCTATACGGACTTCTTTTTGTAACACAGCCTATTGGAGCACAGTCAGAAAATGACAAGATGTTCTTCAACGTGCTTGGAAGTATTGCAACATTTATTACAGGAACACTAGCAGGTATTCTAATTGGAAAGAGTGGTGCAAATGAAATTGCACAGGCTCCAAATGCTGCTGGAGAGTTCCCAACAGAAGCAACACCAACAACAGTAGAACCAACTCCTACAGAGCCAACTCCTACTACAGAAGAAATTATTACTGGTAAGCCAGAAGGACAAGTTCCTGATGAACAACCAATTGATGAAGATTGGAATAAAGACTAATGGCAGACATGGGCACAGCAGCAAAACTTATTGAAGTAGCAACAGCAGAACTAGGGACTATTGAAGGCCCTAAAGATAATGAAACAAAGTATGGCGCATACACAAAGGCTAACTTTCAACCATGGTGTGGAAGTTTCGTCAACTGGTGCGCTAACGAAGCTGGCGTAAAGGTTCCTAATACTGTTTACACTCCAGGTGGAGCAGCGGCATTCAAAAAAGCAAAGGCATGGATTGATGGAGACATTGCAGATCCAGAGCCAGGAGATATCGCCTATTTTGATTTCCCCGCAGATGGTGTCGATAGAATTTCTCACGTAGGAATTGTTATCAAAGACAACAACGATGGAACTGTTTGGTGTATCGAAGGAAACACTAGCCCAGATAAAAAGGGAAGCCAAAGAAATGGCGGACAAGTTTCAAAGAAGCTTCGTGCTTATAAGAAGAATAAAGCAGGAGAACAAATTTCAATTGTTGGCTTTGGTCGCCCTAAGTTTAAAGGTGTAGCAGCAGCTGCACCAGCAGTTGAAAAAAAGACATGCGCTTCTTGCGGTCAAGAAATTAAGTAATATGAATACCTACAGAGTTAAAATAGAAATAAATGCTGAAGTAGAAGCATTTTCTGAAGAAGACGCTGTAGACTACGCCAACGACATTTTCGGTGTTGATGATGAAGTTAAAAATGTAAAAGTAATTAGTGTGAGGGAGAAGTAAAATGGCAAAAGAGGGATACAAACCAACATCTGGCATGCAATCTGCAGCCCGTCGTGCAATTAAATTAAAAGAGCAGGGCAAAGCAAAGGGTGCTGGAACAATGGTAGGCTGGACTAGAGCAGGACAACTTGCTAGAGGAGAAACGCTAAGTCTTTCTACAGTTAAAAGAATGTATTCTTATTTCTCTCGTCATGAAGTAGATAAAAAAGGTAAAGACTGGAATAATTCAGAGAGCCCATCAAACGGCAAAATTATGTGGTTAGCATGGGGCGGAGACGCAGGTTTCTCTTGGTCTCGTAAAATAGTTAATAGGGAGAAATCAATGAAAAAAGACTGGCATGGGCATGAAGAAGAAATTATGGAAGAGATTAAGGGCATGCTAGAAGATGTAGTTAATCCAGTAGACACTGTTATTGAAATTCCAGATGATGAAAGCATTCAAAAAGCGCTAAGAGCAGAAGTTACAAAAGAGCAGCTTGGAATGATAATTGAACATCTGATGGAAGCAATTGAGGGAATGATTGAAGTTCCAGAAGAAGATGACACAGAAGAAACATCTGCACCAGAGATGGAAGATATGCCAGTAGCAAAGTCTGAAAATGTAGAAGAAAAAGCAAAAGACAAATTTAAAGAAGTATATAAGTCTGATAATGAAGAAGAAGATGCATGGGACAACGAAATGCAAAAGTGCTGGACAGGATATACACAGCGTGGAATGAAAGAAAAAGGTGGCAAAATGGTGCCAAACTGTGTTCCAGTAGAAAAAATGGAAGATTTATCAGAAGCAGATCAAGTAAAGAAATCATTATTTTCAAACCTAGACCCTTTTGATTTAATTAAGCGTGACTTCAATACAAAGCAAAGAAAAGAAATGGCAGCTTCTGGAGAAGCAATGCCAGATGGTTCATATCCTATCGCAAATAAAAGAGATTTAATGAATGCTATACGTTCATGGGGTCGTGGAGGATCAGATCCAAAGGTTAAACAGCACATTAAGCGTCGTGCAAAAGCACTGGACGCAACTGACATGATTCCAGAAAACTGGAAATAATTGTTGACATAGCCGTAGCAACTCATGTATAATTATATATGGGATGCTGCGGTTAGTCATTTAAGGATATATGTTACATTTAAATGAATTAGGTGTAGAGCTTTTTATAAAAAAATTTAAATCTATAACTAAAGATGCTTATTGGGAAAGTTATGACCTGATACTTTGGACAAAAGACTATAATGGATTTATAAATACAAAAGGCGTATTCAGGCAAAATGCTTGGGGTGTGGCTGATAAGATATCAGTCAATGATAAAGGAACTTGGGTTCTTCCAAAAAAATATGTCAAATATTTTAAATGATTTAGGTATAGATAAAGAAGATTTTGATTGGTGGCATTTAGCCGTTTGTCGTGGTATGGATACAAATCTGTTCTACGATAAATACGAGGCAGACGCTAACATAGCAAAAAATATTGATGAAGCATGTTTAAGTTGTCCAGTTGTCAGGATGTGTCATGAATCTGGAGTTGAAAACGACGAATATGGTGTTTGGGGCGGTGTATATTTAAGCTCTGGAGATATTGATAAAAGCAAGAATTTGCATAAAACTGCCGATACTTGGAAAAGATTAAGGAGTAAAGGTGTTCATTAATAAAGACAAGGATCACTTTAAATACGGAATTAATCAATGGACAGGCGAGCCAAATAAGCCTGTATTCTATACAAAAGAGATGGCAATAAAGTTTAAAGAATTAATTAAAGATTTACCAGACCTCCTAGTGGATATTGCACAATATCCAGAGTTCTTAGCAATTAGGCTATATGAAGACAATTTTTTACAGTTTCACGGAACAAGAAAAGAAATAGCTATTGATCGTGTTATGAAAATTAAAAGCATGATTGAATCATATGGAGTAAGATGCGAGCTGGAGGGGAAACCAAGTGAAAGAATCTTATGAGGTCATCAATATCGTGTATCTACACGAAGAAGGCGTATATGGCACTGTTGAGCAAATGGGAGCCTTCATGTCTGTGGTAAAATATACTAAGGACGAAGTAGAGCATAACGAGTTAATAGAAAATGACGAATTCGCTATTATAGACGAGATCGTGTTTCATCACATTGAGGAAGAAGACTAATGGAAAAAATATTATGCTATTGCTGCAATAAAAGTAAGCATAAGTTAAATGCTAAGAAGTCAGCATTGCTGCCTATTAATTTGTTGATGTGCGAAACTTGTATATCTTCTAAATTAGAACCTAGATGGGTAATTATTTTGGCTGGTAGATCAAATGGCCCAGACCATGTTAGAGAACATGTTTTAAAAAAGAGGTATATTGGTAACGATATATCAGCTTCTGAACTCTTAGTTTAGGCTTAATACTGCTGTATAATTAATCTATAATGGATTTATTATCAGTTTCTATTGCTATTTCTGCCGCTATTTTGAGCGGTATGGGGACTGCTATAATTTCTGGAATAAAAGAATCTAAGCGGGAAAAAACCAGACAGGCAGAGCGTGAGCATGACCATTTAAAGTTAGAATTAAAAGATCTAAAAATTCAGCTATATCAGGTTGAGCGTGATTTGACTGAATGGAAAGACAAATATTATTCTGCCATCCAAGAATTAATTGTAGTCAAGGCTGAGCTTGAAGAAACTTTAATTAAGATATCATTAATTGATGTTGATTTCCACACACACGAAGACTAGCCCATCGAATTTAAAAATAGTATACTAATAGTATGACATGTATAGTAGCTATTGCCCAAAATGGAACTGTTTATATTGGTTCCGATCATGCTGCCTCAGATGAAAAATCTGGATGGATTATGGCACGAAAAGAGCCTAAGTGTTTTAAGGTTGGTCAATACGGAATTGCATTTACAGATTCATTTCGTATGGGACAAATACTTCAATACTCATGGATTCCGCCAAAATATACACCAACAAAAACTAATTCAGGATTAGATAAATTTATGAGAACTAAGTTTATTGATTCAGTTAAAGATGCATTTAGGGCTGGTGGATTTGGAAGCCAAGTATCTGGACAAGAAGATGAGGGCGGAATCTTTATAGTAGGAGTATGCGGTAGAATTTTTACTATAGATGAAGACTTCCATGTTGGAGAAAATGTAGTTAATTATATGGCGGAAGGATCAGGCGGTATGTTTGCGCTAGGAGCCCTACATGCTACAAAGAATCAAAAGAATCCAAAGATGCGTATAAAGCTTGCCTTAGAAGCAGCATCAGAATTTTCAATGAGCGTATCTCCACCCTTTACATACATTCAAGTTTAGAGTATAATTGAACTATGAAATGGATTACTCGTATATCTGGAAGTCTATTAAGTCTAATAGGCATTAGCTTTATGTATAATCTGTTTGGTAAGTATCAGATTTTGGTATTTGATAAACAGGATCTTGGTGATCAGGATGATTTTTCTGCCATAGATCTTCGTGGAACACCAACTCATTCTTGCGTATGCGGATCAAAAGTTTGGTATGTCAAGGCCATGTTTGATAATTATGAGATTGCAACTTATTTCTTAGATATGCAATGCGTAGAGTGTGGGAATATAGCAACAGCCCCAACTCCAGTTGATAGAGAAGGTATGGAAAATTGAGAAACAAAAAGAAAATTCAGATTTTAGAGAAAAGAATAGATTTTTTATTCAAAGTGTTGTTAGAGAATAAAGCATTTAAGAATTCATTAGACTCTGGCAAATGGTATCAAGATAAAAAAACCAAGTAGCTATTGACGGTGTAGCTATTTTTTAGTAGAATAGAAAACATGAAAAACAAATTGATCACGGCTCTAGTAGCCTTCACACTGGTTTTGCCAGTAACAGCATCAGCGGCGGAAGAAACAAAGCCTGCCACATTAGCAATTATAGATACATCATTAGATACAAGCCTTCCTATCTTTAAAGATAAGATTGTTTTTGAAGTATGTCTTTTAGATTGGCCAACATGTCCAAATGGAAAGCCATACCAAGAGGGCCCAGGATCTGTAGTAATGCCAGCAAAGTTTATGCTGCAAGAAGGCTTTGAACATGGAACACAGATGGCATCAACTGCTTTAATGACAAACCCAAACCTAAAGATTGTTTTTATTCGTGTAGTTGGAGCAACCGCAAATGGCTCACGACAAATTATTAATGAGTCAACTTTTGTTAATGCTTTAACTTGGGTTATGTTTAACAAGGATAGGTTCAATATTCAAGCAGTATCTATGTCTCAGTCTCATCATAATTTAGGTGGGTCTGGAACTAATTATTGTCCATCTACACCTCTTACAGAGAAAGCAATTAATAATTTATCTATTGCTGGTATACCAGTATTTTTGCCAGCAGGTAATTTAAGAGACTCAAAGCGTATCTCATGGCCAGCATGTATCCCAGAATCTATTGCAATATCAGCATCAGCATATGGAGATGGAGCAGCAATTTATACAAACTATGACGCAAAGCTTACAGATTTCTTTGCTCTTGGAGATATTAAAGCATTTAACCCAGGAGGACTACAGGTAAACGCATCAGGAACATCTGTTTCTACACAGGTAGCAGCATCTGTATACCTTTACTTAAAGTCAAAGTATCCATCTTATACTAAGGATCAAGTTCTTTCTCTGCTTAATACAAAATCAACCCCTGTTATTAGTCGTAGCACAAAGGGAAAGATCCTGTCGATTGGTAGTGTTATAAATGGCTGACCAACAGACAGTCCTTGAAGGCATCATAGAGGATGTTGCAACAGATCTATATACTAAGTGGACAGCAGCCATGCCAGAAGAAGAAAAGAATGAAGTTGCTTTTCGTGCTATGGCATCAAATGCTCAAGAAACTACGTTCTTTGTAGTTCAAAACTTTATGAATAGATTTAACGCAGCAGCAGATGAATTAAAAGATAAATAAACATATGGGGTAGGTATTGACCTACCCCATTTTATTTAGTAGAATGGGTATCATGCAAACATTTTTACCAGAGGCGGACTTTGCAGAAACAGCAAAGCATTTAGATCGAAAGCGTTTAATTAAACAAAGTGTTGAGAACTTACAGGTTCTCAAATCATTAGCTGGACTTTATAGTTCAGGTGCATGGAAGAATCATCCAGCAGTAAAAATGTGGAACGGTCATGAAGATTGGCTATTCACATACAATGAAGCAATCATTAAAGAGATCATTATGCGTGGCTATAAAAATACCACAAGGCAGACGTTTGACGATATTTATCAAGAGCATTTCTTGATGCTAGAGTCAGAAAAACCTTGGTGGTTGGGTGAAGATAAACTTCATTACACACATAAAGGCAGGCTGTTTGAAAAAGATCCAGAGTCTTATTATTTTTATAATGAGTATTCTGATTATCGTGAACTCGGCTATACTTGTTGCGAAGCTTGCAGTTATTATTGGCCAACACATGCGGAGGCACAATGATAGTAACCGATAAAACGTTTGAAGATACCCTATCTAGCAATAACCTTATATTGATTGATTTTTGGGCTGAATGGTGTGGACCTTGTAAAAAGATGTCCCCAATCCTTGATGAGATAGAAAATCAGTTCAATTTACCAGTCGGTAAGTTAAATGTTGACGAGAATCCAGAGAAAACTATGGAATATAAGGTATCTTCAATCCCAACTATGGTATTATTTAAGGATGGTCAGCCAGTCCATAAAATAATCGGGGCAATGCCAAAGCACAAGATATTACAGGAATTGTCTGAATGGATCTAACATTCGACGAATGGATGGCTTACGGGATAGAAAAGGGTTGGTGCGGCCCACCTGTATGTTACACGCATGACGGACTACCGTTATCATCTTCAGAGTATGACGAAGAAGATCAATGTTTACACATTGTTCGAATGTATGAAGATGAGGAAATGAAAGAACAGATTGAGGAAAATCATACTCCCTCACAATGGAGAAATAGTTATACAAACTAAATTTCTGCGCTCATTAAGAGGCAGAGGAAATAAGGAGAATAAATTAAATGAACTCATTTAAAAAAATCGCTCTAGCCGTGGTTGCAGCCATGACTTTGGGCACAATGGTAGCAACACCTGCAAGTGCTAACACCATGTCAGTTGTGGCATCTACATGGAATGCGGCAAAGACTGGCGGTGCAGGATTCGATACTCCAGCAACTGCTGGAACTGCATTAAATACTGCGATTGCACGTCCAGTGCCTGCAGACAATGCTATTGACAATACTGACGTTGTTCAGTTAGTTGCAACTGTTGTTGCTGGAACAAATGTAACAGCAACTTCAACTAATGCAACAATCGTGTCTGCACTACACTCAACAGCTGCGCCAGTAGGAGCAACATCAGGATCATCATCTTTGACAATTGCAACTGGAACAGGAACAACTGCGACATTCTACGTCTACACAAAGACAACAGCAATTGGAACAGTTGTAATCACAAATGGCCCAGTTACACTGACATATTATGTTCAGGGAACTGCTGGTCTAATCAATAATTTAACAGTATCTGCACCTGCAACAGGCGCTGCTGGAACAAAGCAAGATATTACAGTTACAGCGACAGACGCATTTGGAAACAAAGTTTCTGGTAAGTCTATCACTGCAACAGTATTTGCTGCTACAGCAGTAATGGATACTGCAACAGTAACAACTGGTGCTACTCTTTCAGATTTTGGAACAGCGACCTTTAAGGCAACTCTTCCAGCAACTGGCTCACGAACACTTATCACATTTGCACCAACAACATCTTCTGATGCTGCTTCTGCAGACGTAGTAGGTTTAACTGCTCGCACACTCGCACCATTTGCAGAAATTGCAGTTCGTGATCTAGTCACAGAACTTGCTGCAGAAAAGGCTGCTAAGGATGCCGCTCTTGCTGCTAAGGCTGTTTCAGATGCTGCAGTTCTAAAGGCTGCTGCTGATGCAGTTGCTGCTAAGACTGCTTCAGATGCTGCGCTAGCAGCAGAGAAGGCTGCTTCAGTAAAGGCTCTTGCCGATGCTAAGGATGCCGCTGATAAGGCTGCTCTCGTTGCTAAGGACGCAGCTGATAAGGCTGCTCTCGCTGCTAAGGCTGCTGCTGATGCAGTAGTTCTTACTAAGGATACAGAAATTGTTAAGCTAAAGGCAGACAATGCTGCTGCTCTTGCTGCAATTAAGAAGGCGTTCAACGATCTTGCTAAGAAGTGGAATGCAAAGAATCCAAAGGCTAAGGTTACTTTAGTTAAGTAATTTAATAAATAGAGGGGCAGGATCCTAGTGGTCTTGCCCCTTTATTTCTATAATGATAGAATGAGACAATGGATTATATTGACGAAAGATTAAGACGATTAATTGCAGATGAAATTAGATATTTAGAACTTCCTTCCGAATGGAAGCCAAACGAAGTAATTGGATATATATTAAGGATGATTGAATATGGCGAAGCACCACGACAAAATTAAGAAAGCTTTAGAGCAAAGAATTGCGGCAACACCAAATGGGGCGGGATTTAAAAAGCCAGGGTCTATGAATAAGAAGAAGACTGGGTATAGAGGACAGAAGGCTCGTGGATCTAAGTAATCTAGATAAATGCCAGATTCCTGGCTGTAATAATGAGGCCAGTAGGGTAACATCAAATGGTGGCGGAATCATAGATGTTTGCACAGACTGCTGGCACGAAAAATACAAGTCTTAATCAACTAAATGCTATAATGTATCTATAAGTGGAATACTAGTCCCACTTAAATAAATAACCTATAGGAGCAATAAAATGACAGACGGTATCAATTTAACAGGATTTAACGAACTACAAGCAGGGGCTTCAAACAATTTGGATCTAAATCCAACAGGACAGGCACCAGCAGCTGCTTTCCCAGCACAGGACATGACACAACAAGGTCCAGCAGGAACAACAAATAAGATGGTTCACACAGCAGCAGAGACATCAGCATTCGGCACAGGTAACTAATATGTGTGCAATGTGTGGATGCGGATCAGAAGCATTCATGGGCGTTGAACTGCCTAATCAGAATGTATACGATGTTGGCCCAGGCCAATTAACATCACCAGATATGTTTAACACAGATTCAGAAGATTCACTTGGCGTAGTTAGAGAATTTCCTCTTACAAGCGCACCGCAAGTTGGGATGGATTAATGTCAATGGATGGAACTGGAATGACTCCTCCGCCACAATCTTCAGCAGCGGGTGCAGTAAATTCAACAGAAGTTGGAAGAAAGAAACCTCAACAGGGTAAATTCCGTTCAGGGATTCAAGACCAAAGAGCAGTTACAAAAATTGATACCAACAAGCATGGTATTCGTAGAGAAACTACAACTGGTGGTCCAAAGAAAACTGGACGTAAGAAAGTATAATTAAATAGTTAAATCCCCGCAGCGATGCGGGGATTTGCTATTGACATATGTTGTATGAAATTGATATAATCAATATATGGAAACGGTTGGAACAACAGGCGTATTAAAATGGAATGTTTCAGATTTATCTTCATCTATGCATTTAAGCGAAGAAGATGTAGTTAAATATTTTACGGACGGACGTAGAGTATCTTTCCTGTTAGAGCGTAGAATCTGTAACGAAGTATTGGGCGGAACATTGCCAGAGTCAGAAGGTTCTAGCTTTGATCTAACAGACAAAGACGGACACAAGTGGGAAGTAAGATCAGTCACTTCTAAAGGAACATACTTTTGTCCTAGTTTTATGATCGGAAGCGGAAGAACGTTTGATGAAGATGGATTCTTAGTTAAACTAGAAGAAGTAAAAGGATATATTTTAGCAGATATAACTACGTTCCCTAACGTAGAATATTGGGCAGTAGATTCATATAAGGTCATTGAGATGTATTTAAATGGAGATACAAGTAAAGAAAGTAAGATATCTAGGGAAAAAGTAATGAGGCTTACTAGACCTGCTAGTGGCTGGATTCAAGAAGATTTGGTGGCTGTATGATTAAACCTATTGGTGCTATGTTGCTCGTTAAAAAGATTGAAAGCGGAGAAAAGACTACTAAAGCTGGTATTGTTCTATCATCTTCATTTGTAGATGCTGGCCCAAGACAAGGTGAGATTGTTGATATGGGCGATGGAGAAGCAAACTATAAAGGTGAAGTAATCCCTATTCATGGCGTAGCAGTTGGAGATATTGTTTATTTCCCAGAGCATGGCGGAACAGATATTGAGGATGAAGATGGTAACAAATTTATCCTTATGCATAGCAAGAATGTAATAGCTAAGAAGTCCTAATATGATAACAAAGAAATCTATAGCATTTAGCGCCGTATTATTGGCTGTATCGTCATGGCTAATTGGCGTATGGATCTTGATGTTATTGGTTGGTATATTCTATCCATTATCATTTAGTCATACATTAGCTGTATCATTAATAATTAATCTAATATCAGTGCCATTTAGGAGGCAGAGTTGAAAAACAAATATATATATAAGTGCACAGAATGCCGCTCTCTTTTGACTATTGAGACTGACAAGAATGTCCCTAGAAGAGATTCTGTTTCCTGTATTTTTAATTGTGATGCCGTTATGGAGTATCTGGGAGCATGATTGAATGGTTGGTTAATCGTATCTTTTGGTGGACCCCACTAAGAGAAGCAATGTTTGATGAGGTTCATATGTATGATGAATTAGCTGAACGCATAAAGGAATATAAAGAAGAAGGACCAACTAATCTTACTTGGGCTGAAGGCGATACATGGTATGGCTGGAACTATAACCCAGAAAAGAATCGGTATTACTTTGATGATATTGGAAACAAATCTCTCATGGGATTATGGGAAGATCAGTGGTTAAGAGAGGCTAAAGACAATGAGTCTAGATGAAATGATGCTTAGAGAAGAAATTGCTAGGGCTATAGAAGCCATTGAAATCCAAAGCTCAGTAACAAATGCGCTGGGTATGCAGATACTAGCAGCCAAGATTGCTAGGGGCGAATAAACAATGTGGTCATGGATTTTAGCCGTCATAGGCGTAGCAGGCATTTACTTTGTAGGTCGTAAAAAGAAATGGGCATGGTTATGGCTCATATTCAACGAATGCTTGTGGATTATCTACGCAGTGACCACTGGTCAATACGGATTTATATTTGCCGCTGTTGCATACACCGTTGTCTACATCAAGTCATTTTTACACTGGAGAAGAGACGAAAATTGATCGCAATTAGTGAAGCGAAAAAGTGCGGCGGGAAGAGAGAAGCATATGAATTCTAAAAAATTTGATCGGGAATTTGATCTAGAAACTGTAATAAGAGGAATTGAATCTAACCCTCAACTACAGGAAGTATTAAGAAGAATTGGATCAGACTTTGATGACAATGGCATACCATATTGGGAGAAGAAAGAAAATGAGTAAGAAAATACCTGTATTAGCGATACTATCCCTTGCGACAGTATCTGTCTATTTAGCTTTCATGACTTTAAAATCAGTCGACTGGGATATATCAGATCTATCATTCTCAGATGATGAAGAAGAAGATTTTTAAGGGCGGGGAACCAAGTAATGGGAATACTAGATAACCTAGAAGCATATATAGAACATATAGACAATAAGAGCAACATAGAGCAATACGAAGATTCTGATTTAGAATTACAGATTCAAGATCCACAGAGAGACCAAGATAAGCTTGGTGAGAGTTCCTCTCAAATTAAGCAAGATAGGTCTTAACTCCTATATCCCCCCGCTTTTAAACATGGCTTAAAACCCCCTTAGAAGCCCATTTTGACTGTATAGATAGCATATCTTAGAGAAAACATTACTATTAATTTATGTTGGATTACTATCTATTTGTCGACATAGAGATATTCATGTAATTGAGCGATTCCCCAATTTAAACCATAATCCTCCACTTTGCTCCACATGAGCATATCCATGCGAATTTGTCAAGCATTTTGTCGACATTTTAACTTTCAGGGGCATTTTATATGTCGTCGTAAACGACAAAATTCGCCCACAATTTTGACAGATTTATGGAATAAAGCTCTGCATTTTGCCCACATTTTAAAAGATAATATATAGATTTGTCGACATTTCTCTAGATATTGACAAATTCCAGGGATTTTGATAGCTTGTCGTAAACGGAATTTTTGGCCCACATTTTTTCCACAAAAAAATCCACAGGCTGTGGAAAACCTGTGGATAATTTGGGCTAGATGTTTATTTAATTTATGGTATCTTTATGTTGTCAAAGACATAAGTTGATTTATACTTGTCTATGATTGTATCTAATTGGTGGGCTAACCAAAGGCTTTCTGATGTCCCGCCTTTTAATGACTCCACTTCGTGTCGTCTTGCTTGCTTCTCAATAATCCATAAAACTAGTTCCATGATACGGTCAGTTGTATAGATTGGCTGGTTTGCCAGCATACGACCAATGACTGCTGGATTAAAGTAATGGTCTTCTACTGCGTTTGCTATTTGGTCTGCTAATTTCTGTTCAGGTGTTGCCATGTTCTCCGCCTTTCTAACTCTCGATTGTATCAAAAAATGTGGGGTAGGTCAAGACGTATCCCAACCTACCCCAACCTTATTAGTTGGCCTTGTTGACAGGCTTCTCTGCAGTAAAGGTTACACCCTTTTGGACAGCCTCTTGCAGAGCTTGCTTTGCTGCTCCTGAGAAACGGCCACGGGCACCGACTGTAATTCCTTGCTGCTTTAGATATTCACGCTTTGTTGTCATTTTAGATCCTTTCTAGATCATATTTATTATATAAGATATTTACGAATTTGTAAATACCCTTCCGCCTATATTTAATCTATTATTGATTAGATATAATTTCTGACTCCATGACAGGCCATTCGTTATCAACGAGGACCTGTTCGATTGCCTCATATGCCTCAATGACCTCATCTGTCTCCAGTTCAGTCCATTCATTCTGAGGAATATTTGTCGACATTTCGATTGCTTCAAATGCATCAGTAGCCTCTACAACTGTAGCAAACTTCTGAACTCTATCTCCATTGATTGTGTATTTAGGCATACATTGTTCCTTCGTCTAGTTCTCTGATTAATTTACTAATGATGTTGTGTGCTTCGATGTTTTCGGTTTCGCTACCGCCCCACAAAAGCTTTTGGGCCATAGCAAGTTTACTATAAATATACGGGTTTGTCATCTCCATTTTATTCCTTCTCCTCTTCTTCAATATCTTCAGGATCCACGATGTATTCACGGTCCAACATCCATTCAAGGACTTCCTGCTGGTGTTGCTCAGCGCCCCACTCCAGAGAGAATCCCTGCCCTGCAGAGACAGCCTCACACAGGTGGTCCCACATTTCATCCATGGTAACTTCTGCTTGCCATGTGTCATCATCCAAGATATTACCAATTGTGCTCCATGTCCATAGCCATACTAATGAAAGGCCAAGGTCGGTGGAATCCAAGATCTCTAAACACTTATTTAGTTTATCTTTGTCATCGGGTCTCATTTTTAATCCTATCTGATATTGCAAATGTTAATGCATATGTTAATGCATAAATTTCAGCACACATGTCTAGTCGACCTGTGATGTATTGATGTTGAGGATAATCTTGCAATTCGGAAACATTCTCCAGTTCCCGTTCTAATTCATACATGATGTTTTTTAGTTCACCATGCATGATGTCTGTGCCTGATTCTCCTAGGTCCACCAATTTTTGAAGGTGGGGGTCAAGAGTTAATGAATTTATCATGATGACATCATATCATCTGCCACTGACAATAAATGCTCCACAGCGTCTATTGCTCCCATATAAAATGAATCTGATTCCCAATATTCATCTTCATTTAAAGGTTCATTGTTACGGGCATCCTCTAAGTCCTGGTTCAGGCTAATTAGATGTAACTTCATATATTCCACAAAACTATTAGTCATTAGTCAAAATACCCTTCTGCCCATAGGCCTTGTAGAAATTCATTTGCGGTAACTAAATAATTATGAATGGCAGGATTCTTATCTGAATCAATTATTAGATCAGCACATTCAATGCCATGAATCATGTTGTCTAAATCTTCCTTAGAATATCCTAACATAAGTAGAACTCATCTCCTTCTTTATATCCATAGTATTCATTATATGATTGTTTTAAGTTATCAGGAGCAAATTCCATGAACCGCCATTCAGCATATTCTGAGCCTTCATCTAAATTTTTATCATTCCATTGCTCGAATAGATGTTGCTCAATATCTACTTGAATTGCTCCAAGAATATGTTCTCCTACTGTATCTGTAAATGATTCCATTATGCTTCCGCCTTTTCTGTAGAGGGCAATAATACCATGTGGGTCTGACATTCTTTCATAGCCTCTTCATCTTGCCATGAACCCTCATTACATTCTGAGCAGAATTCACCGCAGTCATTCTCGCAATACTCGACACAATCAAAAGATTGACAAGCATAGCAACGTGTTTCATAATTAATTAATTCTTTAACTTCACCACGGACAATCTCATATTCCCCACCCCAACCTGTTTCTTCCTCAAACTCTAATGTGAGCAGGCAGTTAGGAACAAGATTACTTAGTTTAGTTAAAATAGTTACAGCAGGAGACCAAGCAGTCTCATATTTATATACAACCCAGTTGTCATCACCCTCTGACTTATATTCAAGTAATTCTGTATTTGGATATTCATCACCGTCACGGACGGCTACATCCCATTTAGTTCCCCAGTTAGAATTGTTCCATGAATACCAATCTTTTTGAGTCTTAGCAAACTCAACAGACTTAGCAAACCAATCAGGTGACTTCATATCTATATTGTCACGTTTTGGCTGGCAGGCATATTCTTCATCAGTAATACCGTCATCTTTATATGAGTGGATATTGTTAAAAGAAAAAACGGGATTAGAATAAGATACCTGTTCAATCTTAGTAGGAAACCCCATAGTAGAAATATCACCCATACCGAATGTCTCTTGGGCTAATGTAAAAGGCGCATTTAGTCTATCTTTGATATAATCAATTTCTGACTTAGGTCCTTGAATAGTTAATGTGTTGTAACACCAGTTTGGCATTTTATATCCTTTCGCTAATAACCCAATTATATATTAGACCACTGACAATTGTATATAGGATATTCGTGTGATTCACACCACATGTCTCAAAGCTTGAGAATTCCAGGAAATATATTTGACATCCGTAACAAGATTATGCTATCCTCACATGTGAGGGCATACAAAAGCCCTGGACCAAAGATCCAGGGTTTTATATATAAGGGCTGCCGTCTGAAACGAAAGGAATTAAGTAAACGACGCTTTATTTAACGACTTGGCGAATGCCTAGATAGCCGCACCCTTAAGTTTAAATTGGGACAACTACGTCCGCATACTTTTCAATGAATGCAGACAGGTCCATGGTGAAGATTGCTTCGTTCTTCATCCCTCGAACCTTGTTATCCTTGTTATGGAATGAATCTTCCTCGTGAAGACTAAAGGTCCGTTCGCTCCAATTAATGACTGGAATCTTATGTTCGTTATCACCAATTGAATTTACATTTAGTCCCCAGCCAGTTTCCATGCCCCAGCCTTCGCCAATCATTTCGCTAATAGCGATACGTGTTGCGTATGAGTCATCGCCCCAGCGCCCACGGGCCTTGAATGCCGCCTCTGCTAAATTCTGTAGCATTTTGTAACCTGCCCAGTGTCCATAGAGCACAATTGACTGGCCCTCTGAATCCACAAACACGAAATTTGCTCTGTCTCCCATTATTCTTCCACCATTTCTATATCGTCACCTGCAGTCGACATTGCAGGCACCTTCTCTTCTTTGTTCAATTCTACCATTTCATAGGCTACCTTGTCTAGGGCCCCTTCGAATTTATTCTTATGATGTCCACAAAAATATAATTCGCCTTCTACCATTTTAATCTGCCATTTAGCTTGTGCAGAATCTCCGCATTTATCGCAAGCTATCCAACGAGTTAGATCTTCTTCTGTCATAGTTTCCCGCCTTCTATCATATCTGATATGCGATCAAGGATCCAAGTATCGATATCATTGATATCAATCTCTCTTAGTTTTTCAATGATCTCCTCACGGCCAAACTTATAACCGTCTTGAAATCCTTCTTTATACTCTGACACTTTATCTCCCTGTGTATCCTGTTGGCTCGTAGTCTGACATATAACTCTCTATTAGATTATATTTATCTCGCAGCCTGCTTACTTTCTCAATGCTACCAGTTCCAATATTGAATGTCAATGGTGTCATCGCTTGCGGGTCGAGCCCAATCATCTGAGCATCCCAATAGGCCATCTCCATGGACAGCCTATCGGGAGCAGTCAACTCAAAATACATTAGCAGTTCTCTCTAACATTACAGATTTCTTGGTCATTAACTTGAATATTGCCGTTATGAGAATCGGCATAAATAGCATCCTCAATCTCATACTGTAAATCAAAGTGTGTATCTTCAAGTAAGTTAACTGAAATAACTCCGCTAACCTCAATAGATGCAGACCATTCAATTTCTTTAACTAATTCAATCTCAAGTGCTTCTGCAATTGCTTGCAAAGTTTCTTGGTCTTCTGAATCAGCATATGCTTCTGAAATAATATCTTTAACTAAACCAATCTTATTCTGTAAAGATGAGACTGCCTTAGAATTTGTGCGGGAATTGTGAAGGTCCCACTCAATATTACGAACCTTATCTGTAGCATATGTAGCATCTGAATAACCATTCAGCACCTTATATGTAACTAACAAATCAGGGTTATACTTCTCTGAATCCGATAGTGGCAGATTCTCTGTTGTCATTCCGTCCATTGTATTTCCTTTCGTTTGGGTTGTTGATGGTATTCTAGCATGTTCCACTGACACTAATGTGGTTTTACGACCACATGGGCATGTGAGTTCTACCACACCAGATGGGAATCCAAATCCATCTGATGATGTTACTTGAATTAAACAATCACATTCATCTGGGTCGCAGACAAATGTATATACGCTTGATACTAGTTCATTGGTCATGCGAGTATTATAGCGGACCCCACTGACATTTACAAGGAAATCCAGGGGAATTTATTTGTAATCCGTAACATGTTTTTTTGCCACTCTCGTATGAGGGCGAACTTTGCGATCTGTAACGGACTTGAACCGTCGACCTCTACCGTGACAGGGTAGCGCTCTAACCAACTGAGCTAACAGACCAATATGGTGAGCAGTTTTAAATCTTGCTCAGGATTTTTTTTATTTAGAAAGTCGAAACCAATTTCTTGATTTTGTTTTTCTCAGCGGTAAGAACTGGGTCAAAGCCACTTGCGCCAGCCATTAGCGATTCAGAATTGCCACGAGATGTGCGATAGTAATCGAGGCGCTCAGTTAGTGCATTGAACGCACCCCATTTTGTGCCCTTGATTGTGGCGTTAGTAGGTGAGTTATAATAAAGTTCATCAAGCAGAACAATTTTATTTTCCCACTTCTTTAGTGCACCCTTAGAATCTTTTTCAGGCTTAGGGTAGATTGTTTGAACCAACTTAGAAAATTCTGCGTCGGTGATTGACTGAGAATAAAGCGCTTGTGCTTCCTTCTCAAATTCATCAAAGTAACCAAGAGCAAGCCCAAGAGTTTCACGAGCAACAGCGATTCGTCCTTCTACAGTTTGAGTATGACGAATTTTGAAAGATTGCTTTGCTTCACGCATGGCAAGATTCAAAGTGTTTTGGCATACAACACGAACAGGTGTAACAGCAGCCTGAACAGCAACTGAGCCGTCGTGAGATGTCCACACGATTAGATATAATTTTGTTTGGTCATTAGCACCTTGTGGGTCTAATACCATTGTGCGAGGAATATCTACAGTGCCGAATACAACTTTGCCCTTCTTTAGAGAGCCAGCAGATTCCCAACGGCAAGCAGGGTCGGCGTCGTGAATAGCGTCGGCAAACGCAAACAGTTCCTCATTTTGAACTGGAACATAACGCTTTCCAACAGTAGCAAGAACATCGATTTGTTCCTTGAATGGATTGTCACGAATTACAAGAGAGGCAGTAGAAACATCATTCCATGATTCTGGAATGTGTTCGGTGATTGGAGATAGTCGAACATTCCAATTTGATAACTTTGCTTCATCAAGCATTGTTTGAGTAGTTACTTCCTCATCTTTTGTAAAGATTCGGTTAGCGAGATTGTGCCAAGCAGGAGCACCACGAAGCGCAAACGCAACTTCGCCATTTTCCATTTCTAGATTATGAGCCATGATTTATTTCCTTTCGGTTGGTTGATTAGATGAGTATAACATAGTGGACTGACATTTACTAGACTTGGGAGTCATATGTCCAAATTCTAGATGTGATTAATCTCACAGAATTCCAGGGTTATCCACACCCGCCCGTAACCCTGTGGATAACCACACACATATGTGGGCGAAATTTGGAAGTGGGGCGGGATAAAGATCCCGCCCCAAGCTTTAGATTAAACCAAGTTCCTCAGAAGTTAGTTTACTTTTATTTGGAAGTATCTCCATTGGTAAAAATAAAGCAGTTGTTTTCTTTTTCTTTATACTGTCATAAACAAAAGCCTTTACGTTTCCATTAAACCTGCGTAGATTAGAGAATACAATTTCAGTTAAGTATTCTTTATCAACACCCTGCTCTGAGTAAAGAGTTAAATCATTTGCTTTTACTTCATCATAGATTTCGATTCTAAATCTATTTTTCATTTTGTTCCTTTGTTAGTAGTGGATAGAAATTATAACATCTTTAACTGGGCTTGTAAAGCCCCGAAGGGTTGAGCAGTTTTAGTTGTCATGCTCAGGACATTTCCCGTTTAGGAATTATAGGTATTGCGCTACTGCGTTGTATGTTGATGTGGAAACTGTTTCCTCATCTGTCATTTTAAGAATACGAATTGCGTTTTCTAGTTCTTGCTTCATTTCACGATAAGTGTGCTGATGGATAACCTCAAAATCCTTTTCAGGTTCTGTTGGGAAAGAGTTTTCCTCTGTGATGATGTCAAAATCAACATTGAGTGTCTTGTTCCAAGAGCGATAACTTGTGCGGAGATTTTCAGACTTTGAGAAATTAGCAATAGCCCACTTGCCGATTTCTTTTTGCCAAGCCTTGTAAGCCTTTTGATACTTTGCTTCGTTTGCTTCTTGTGCCTGATAGTCTTTGTTTAACTTATCAAGGCGAGCCTCTAGTGCCTTAATAATTTTTGGTGTTGCGATTTTAACTGAGATTGCTTTTCCTCTAGCCATTTGTTATTTTCCTTTTCTGTTTGGTTTGTTCGGTTTATTTAGTTGTATTATAGCAGGGGCTACTGACATTTTAGTAACCCCTGCCTTTTAATTACTTAGCGGTTGTCCAGCGGTCTGTTCCATTGACATCTAGCAGGACTCGCTTTGTTCCATTGTTGTTAGCAACAATTTCCTTAACGATACCCTGAACGCCTGAGTTAGCAGTTGTGTATAGTTGTCCGATTGTGAGTGTTGTCATTTTTGTTTCCTTTCGATAGGTGTTTTATTATACAGGGTGGGTCTGACATTTTCCACCCCTATCTCAGTATTTGAGAAAGTTATTGTGTGATACTAATCACACTCAGGTAGCCAAGAGTCTAGGTGGTGCTGTTCGATAATGGCAGACGCAGGTGCGTGTTTTTGTCCACGATAGAATACGCCTTCAGGCATTTCGATCATCTTATTGTAATCGCCTTCATAGTATGCGTCAATGGCTTCGATACAAGGCTCAACCATAGAAAGCGGGACGGGTGGGTAATGATTACCCTGTAAGTGATAACCAATAGCAGTTTCTAAGTCTAAACCTAATTCATCTGACGCAAGGTCAATAGCGAAATTACTTCCCATTATTACTTACCTTCCTTTACTGTTAATTCTGCCCAATAGTTACCTGTATTTGCAACCTCTAAAGTATTTGATAGTGATAGCGCATGAACTGTTGCTTGCTTGCACATTTGAGTAATTGCAGTTTCGTCAAGCCCAATTAGCGCAGGCAATAAACTTGCAGGGATTTTATCCAAGTCAATTAGTGCCTCGAATACAACCGTGTGTGGAACTTTCATTAGATTAGACATTTGTTACCTTTCGTTGTTGGAATAAGAGTATTTTAGCATAGGTCACTGACATTTTTTGCAACACGCCGAGCTTTATTTAATTTATTTTTGTGAGTAATCTCACAAATTCCAGGGTGTGTCGCTGCTTGACGTAAGAGGGGTTCTGCCCCCACAGACTTGCGGGCAGCTGATCAATCTGTCAAATCAACACGCCGTTTATGTTTTATTTTTCTTGTGTATTTTTTCTTATTGCGAACAGGTTGCGCCGCATTACTGCGACGCAATTCCTGTATGCGCTTTACCTTATCAAGAACGGAATTGCGGAACATGATAACCACTCGCTTCATGAAATCTAGTTACATCAAATCTAGGATTATCTTTCGCAAACATTTCTGCGAAATCATTTACAATCTTAGAAAAGATAGCAGGGTGAGTTTTATTGCTAGCAAACTTTAGAATTTCTGCGGTTGCTACATAGTCTTTGCGTGTCATCATTTTGTTACCACCAATCCTGTGCGATAAAAGTTTTTTGTATAGCATTTTAATTCAGGGGTATAAATATTTACAGTTGAAAATTCATCAGCAAATCCCCAATCGGTAAAAGAGAAAAAATCTTTCCACGCTAGCAATTCATCTGAATAATCTTTCTGCCAGTGAGGGGCATTGTTATCATAAGAAACAGTAATCTTATACATTAAATTAACTCCTCATCTGTTACGCAATCGCAAGCCTCTACATCATAATTATTTTCGTCACCGAAAAATAAAAATCCAGCACCACCACACTCATCACAATCTATTGCGACAATGTTAGTTAATTGGTCTAAAATATTTCCCATTGTTAGTTTTCCTTTCGTGTTAAAATTGCTAGGGCTTCGGCTTTGCTCGCTTCACGCTGAGCAATAACCATTTCTTTGTATTCGTCTAGTGTCATTTTTGACCTTTCGTTAGTTAATTAGTGGAATTGTAACAGGTAGCACTGACAATTTAATCGGCTACGGCTACTGTGCGATAAACTGTATTTCCATACCAGCGTGATTGTCGGCTAGTTGTGTAATAAGTAGGGCGAACCTCTACAAGGTAAGCCTCTGCGCCGTCATAGTGGATACAAGCAGGGTGTTTTTCTGCTGAGATAATTTCGCCCTCTACGGAACGGGAACGATAGTTTTTTCCTACAAGTAGGTTTTCGATAGTATAGACATTTGCTGACATGGTGTCACCTTTCGTTTGTTGATAGTCGCAATTATAGCCTATCGCACTGACATTTTTCAAATCCAAATCGTATTTTCTCAAATAGTAAGAC